TTATGGAAAATAACAAAATAGGTCTTGGTGATTTACTTAATGAATTGTTATCCAAGATGCAATACGAAATCAAAGATTTAGCTTTAATGGAATCACTTAATGATACAAAGCTGGAACGCACACAAGGATTAAAATTAATTTATCCTAAACAAGAAGTAGTGTATAGTATCCCAAAGGTAAATGCTCAAGAATTACTTGAAAAAGTGAACCTACGAGAAAAAGAATTTGACAAATTTTGGGATATGTATAATAAGAAAACAGGTACTAAGGATGCTAAGACAAAGTTTTTAAAGTTGACTGACAAAGAAGTAGAACAAATATTTACTACCTTGCCACACTATTTAAAAGCTACTCCTGATATAAAGTTTAGAAAGCACCCAACAACCTACTTAAATCAACGCACTTGGGAGGATGAGGAGTATCTAGCAAGAAAGATAGAAGTAAAAACGAATCCATTTAGATTCTAACAACAACAAAGGAAAATCATGAAATCAAATCAATCAATCGCATTCGCTGACCTCGATGCGGAAAAAGAAGTTATCGCATTACTTTGTAACTATCCCTCTTACACAAAAGAGATACAAAAGATAATTACTACCGATGTTTTTCATTTTAATGCCACCAAGAGTGTTTATTTGACTTGTATTGAATTATATTCTGAAAAAGGTACATTCACCTTATCGGATGTAATATTGAGGCTTAAAACGAATAATAATAATGATTGGGCAGTAGTGATGTCAGCGACTACAAGCAAGAATCCAATTAATGCCCATGAACTTGTAATGTACCTTGCTTCATTAAAAGGTAAAAGAGATTTACTTAATTTGTCCAAGGAAATCAATAATGATTTAATGAATGGGACTGATTACTTTGAGATGGTCGATAAGATAAATAAGATAAACAACCAAGAGTTAATTAAGGAAGACAATAATGAGATATTGGACATGAAGTCCGCATTAATGTCAGCAGTAACTACTATTGGTGATGTTATGACTAATGGGTCATTAAGTGGTGTGCCTACGGGTTATCCTAAGTTAGATGAGATTACAGGAGGTTGGCTAAAAGGTAATGTTATTCTATTTGCTGCAAGACCTGGCCAAGGAAAAACAATTGCATTATTAGAGCATACTCGTTGGGCAGCAGAATTAGGTCAAAGTGTTTTGTTTTTATCACTTGAAATGCCTGTAATATCTCTTATTTATCGAATGATTTCGGGTCAGCTTGATGATGGATTGCCTTATAGTAAAATTAAGACAGGTAGATTAAGTATTGACCAATTTAGCAACATTCAAAAACAAGCAGTTACTAATTTAGAAAAACTTCCTATAACATGGTATGATGGTGCAAATAGGGATATAAACTATTTAACTAATCTTATTCAAAAGATTGTTAGAGAAAAGAATATTAAAATGGTTGTTATTGATTATATCCAATTGATGACAGATAGCAGTATTAAAGGTTCAAATGAAACTGAGATAGCAGGTAGTGTTGCAGATAAGATACAAATCCTGTCTAAGAAACTTAATATTCCTTTTTTATGTGCAGCACAATTGAATCGTTCTAATGAGGCAAGAGCCTCTCATCGACCAAGGCTAAGTGATTTAAGGTCAACAGGTAAATTAGAACAAATGGCCTCAGTAGTTATAGGTTTGTATAGAGAAGATTATTATGCTTATGAAAGGGCTAAAGAGGAGATGAATCCTAACGTAGAATACACAAATATTATTGAGTACATATTTATGAAACAAAGGGATGGGGAATGTAAAACATTAGAAATGTTTATTGACCCAAAAACAAGTACCATTAAAGAAATAAAGACTGAATTAAAAATAGGTTTTTAAGAATTTGATTTGATTTTCCAGAAAATAAATAATCCCCTTTGCTTATAGCGTTGGGGATTTTTGTTTAAAAGCAAAAGGTGACAATATTGCCACCCTTGCCTAACCTAACCACAAAACAAATCAATGAAAAACGCAATGGTAAAGGTATAAAAATAAATGAGTTACTAAAAACTTATTTTGCCATCCTTAATCATGAGGTTCTTGACCTTAGATTTACCATCTTGTATCTCCACTATTGCAAACCCATGATTGTGCATTGAGAATGGCATATATTTTGGAGAAAGAACTGTTAAGCAACCAGTACTATAAGTATTAATAAAATCTTTAAAGCCATTTTTCTTTTGCATTGTAGAGGTACGATGAACGTGTCCCATCAAAGTATTGCACAAAGTTTTGTTCATTAAGTTTTGTGAAGGATTAGCACCACCTGAGCCAAAGGGCTCATGGCCATGTATGACAAGTAGGTCTCCCATCTCCATACCCTGCCAATCATGAACTAATCTAAATTGTAGTTTATCCAAGTGGAAGAATATATCAAATTGTAAGTCATGTATCTGAGCAAATTCTTCTGCTTGAGTTTGTAATGACCTTGCCCACCTTTGCTCGTGATTACCAAGTTTGTAATAGATTGGGATATAAGGGAATAAATCTCTTAGCTTCTTTAAGAAGTCTCTACTCATATCCACCTCTCTTTTAAAGTCACGAAGGTCTTTATCCTTTTCGTGTCTTGAGATAGAATAGAAGTCCATGATATCACCATTAAGATACAAGCAATCAATATTCTCTTGTCTTAAATGCTTAATTGCAATCGTTAAGGCTTCTAAGGAATGATAAGGGAAATGAATGTCGGATAAGATACCTACCTTTTTTATTTCTTCGGGTAAGACTTGTGATACATAATCACTACTTAATGAATCTGCTATACCAAAATTGTCAATTAAGTCTAAGTCATAATTAATAGTTTCCTCTATCTTAACTGCTGACTCAATATATTCTAATGACCTTTCACTCATTAAAATACCATTCATATTCATGAATTTCTTTAATTGTGACCAATTAGCATATCCATATTGATTATGAAACTTTTCACAAAAGTCTTTCTTTCCTAATTTAGAGCCATAAAAATGCTTCTTTACGGCTTCTATCTTGTGGTCTTTGCTCATTACTTAAATGGGTTTATAAATCGGAAGTAGAAATATCCGACTATGATTAGAGACTCTAAGAATATAGTCACTATTGCCCACGTTGGTACAACATTTCTTGTTACTATTTTCTCAAAGAATTTAACTTCTTGTTTGTACTTACTACGATACTTGGAATCATATACTTGTGAGATTGAATCTAAATCAATTGTGGCTTTAATATTGCCCTTGTAAGACCTTATAATTACTTGTCCTTGTGGTACTCTTATTTTAGAGTAGAAAGTGCCTAAGATGCCATTAGAATCGCATGGATTGTCTATGATTAGAGTATCATGTACGGCACTAAATTTTTCAATGGTTCTTATATCACGAATAGTATCGTGAATCTTTGTCGTTAAAGTTTGATTAACAAATTGTTTTGTTCTACAAGAATCGCAAAATATGATAAACAAACTTGCAAAAATAAGGAGAATTAGCTTTTTCATGAGAAGTAGAGTTGTGCCTCCTCGGTTCTTCTTCTTATGAGCCCAGGTAATGTTTTGCCTCCACCTTTAGTCCATTTAAGGAACTCATCTTTAATAGTTGGGTTATCGGGATTAACATTGACTTTCTTTAATAAGGTAGAAGACTTTAGATTTCCTACCCCGCAGTTATAAGCAAAAGAACAAAGTGCATCAAATTGTGATTGGTTGATAGTATCAATGCAATAGGAATCTACCGCACGTTCAAAGGAAACTAAAAGAGCCTCCAATAAGTCGGTGGCTCTTTCTTGTGTTATCGGGGAGTCGGTTAATTTAACCTTGCTCCCATCTTCGTAATATGTAGACCCATAACCAATAGTTGGTACTTTCGCTGGGCATAAATAAGGCTTAGAACTAAATCCTTCGTACTTCTTGATTATGTCTAATCCTTTAGTGCTTATTTTCGTTATCTTCATTTGTTAGACCTAATTTGGTGCGTAACTCCACATTTTCGGCTCTTAATGTATGAATCTCAGTTGTTAATGTTTCAACCTTTTCCTTTAAGTCAGCAACCTCAGCTTTCATATCCGTAGCCATCTCTCTCCAAATTTTAATTGCTTCTTGAACATTAGTTATCTCACTACCTTGTATTTCTACATTCTCTTTCTTTCTACCAATAAGCCAACCAAATAGACCAGTTATGGCGGAGAATAAACCAGGGAGTATAAAATCTTTGTCAAAAAAATCCATTATGCTTCAGTATTTGCCCAAGGGAGTGGAAGAACAAT